GGTCGATCAAGGCGACTGCCAATAATTAACAGATCAGTTATTCCTGCCTAAAACACAAAACCCCCGACCAGCGCATCAGGATGCTGGCCGAGGGCTTTGCAGAGAACACCGCCAAGCAACGGGGAGAAATCCGCGGGCGACGGTTGACATCGTAGCTGGTCGCGTGAAACCTGCAAGGAGTTCGTGCGTCATAAGTAAAATTTGAGAGATAGTTCTTATTTAGAATGATTCTAAATGTAACAGATTTGTTGTTGACATTGTGTCTCTGTTGCGACTATTTGTCTCACAAATCTTGGTTCCTTCTGTAAAACAGCCACCCATTCATGCCTTCTCTTTCTAACGCTCGTCACGAAAAGTTTTGCCATCTCATCGCCGGCGGCAAGACGTACACCGAAGCCTATCGGATCCTGTACCCGAACAACTCTGCCCCCAACCAGTCAGGCTACAACCTGCTGAACAAGACGCCAGGCGTGAAGGAGCGCATCGAGGAGTTCCGGGAGGAAGTAGCGCTGCGAGCTGTCATGGACTTGAGTCAGAAGCGCGAGGTGCTACGGCAAATGGCCCTGGGTATGACCCCGACCAAGACCTACAACAAGGACACCGGCGAGACGTTTGACGCACTGGCCGCGTTGTTGGCTGACGCCAAGATTGCCGGCGAGTTCGCGCCTGAGAAGCTGCAGATCAACTCGGCCCAGGACCTGAAGCTGCTGTTCAACGTGCCTCACCGGGACGTGATTGACGCGGAGGTTGTGCAGCTACCGGCACCGGAAACCTCGCCTACCGGCGATGTGGTAGAAAAACGGGACAGCGCCCCACCTTCTCTGTCGGATTTGACAGAGGATGCAAGCACTTATTCAACAACGCAAGACACGCTTGATAATCAACAAGTTACAGAAGCTTGAATTATTCATGCCGTGTGTTATCTGATGTTATTCTTTCCAGACCCAATTCCGGTGGTGACCGAGCTCGGCAAGGGCATGGCCATCTACGCCTCCAACAGCGGCACCTTCGCCAACGACGTGTGGACCGTCGTGCTCAACGACCAGACCATCCGACACTTCAGGACTGACCAGCTCACCATCGAGAAGAACGGGACGTGGGACCTCGGCAAGTCAGCGCCAAGACTATGACCAGCCCGGTAGCCGCCACCCCACTGATTGAGAAGCTGCTGGGGATCGCCACCAAGATCCGGGAGGAGGCGGACCGGGATGAGGACCGCGGCATCCTGTACGCTGCCCACTGGATCCTCACCCACCTGACAGCAAACCCCCCGCAATCACTCCAGATTGACCCAGAAATCGCCAGGAACGTGGTTTGGGGGTACGTTGACACCCTGCTGCAGGGAGAGCATTTTGAGGCCGCTGCAACGATCCTGTGGGGTGCCGACGTGTATGACTGGAGACCTGCCAGCTCCCGGGAGGTGTGGCGTAACCTGTTTGCGGAGGACAGGCTGCTGGTGCAGGGCGCCGGCGCTATGGGTAAATCGTTCGGCGCCGCGGCCTGGTTCTACTTGAGCTGGCTGCAGGACCCGACCAACACGTCGATCAAGGTCATCTCATTGACCGCCGAGCATGCGGAGCGCAACATCTTCGCCAGCATCAAGAACTTTCACCGCACCGCCCTGGTCAAGCCGCCCATGCCTGACAGCGAGGACCTGGTCAAGAGCATCCAGGCCAACACCGACAGCAAGCAAGGCGTCCACCTGGTGGCTATCCCCAAGGGTGAGTCAGGCTTCGGTGTGCTCCGCGGGTTCCACCCATCACCCCGCAACGGCAAGGCTCACGCCAGGTTCGGCAAGCTGACCCGTAACTTCGTCATCCTGGACGAGGCGGAGGAGATCCCGGCCGGCGTGTGGGAAGGCGTCAACAACCTATGCTCGACGATGACCCGGGAGAACGCCGGCCACATCAAGGTGTTTGCAGCCAGCAACCCGAAGGACCGCACCAGCCACTTTGGCAAGCTGTGCGAGCCCAAGCGAGGATGGGGATCGATCGACTGCGAGGAGGACTACGAGTGGGTTAGCCGGGACGGATGGCACGTGCTGCGACTCGACGCTGCCCGCAGCGAGAACGTCACCGAGAAGCGGGTCGTCTACCCCGGGCTCCAGACATACGAAGGTTTCATGAGCTACGAGAGCCGCGGCCGGACCGGTGAGTATTTCACGATGGCCCGCGGATGGTTCCCGCAGGAAGGCGTCAGCATGGCGATCATCACGCCGGCGATGATGGACAACGCGGTCGGCATCGTGCGATTCATTGGCTCGGTCGTACCGCTGGCAGCGTTCGACCTGGCGCTCGAGGGCAACGATCAGCTCATGTGTACCTACGGCCGCTTCGGTCTGAGCGACGGATGGACGCCCCTCTCCGGCAAGTTCATTCAGTTCGACAAGCCTCGGGTCGTGGTGCAGGTGGATAGCCAGATGCCATTCCCCAAAGGCGACACGGTGAAGCAGACGCAGGCGATCATGCGCTTCTGCAATCAGATGAAGATCGGACCCAACTGGACGTGCGTTGATCGCACCGGCAACGGCTCCGGCGTCCACGACAATTTGAGGAACCTGTTCGGCAGTGAGGTGCTCGGCGTCAACTACTCGGAGATGGCTACCGAGACCCACGTGCTTGGCGACGAGACGAAGCGGGCCAACGAGATGTATAACGGCGTCGTCACCGAGCTGATCTTCGGCCTGGGCAAGCTGCTTGAGTTTGGCTATCTCAAAATCAGCCCCGGCTTCCGCCATGAACAACTCGTGAGTGAGGCCACCGGCCGGCGGTACAAGCAGAAGGGACGCGGCATGGTGCGGGTTGAGAGCAAGGCCGAATACTGCAAGCGGACCCGGCAGAAGTCGCCGGACGCACTTGACTCGCTGAGCCTTTTGGTGTTCTTGTTCCGCCAGCGATCGGGATCCGTTCCAACAATGACCACACCAAAACCGGAACGCACCCCACGCGAACGCACGCTCCGCGGAATAGAAAAAATGGAATTCGTAGATTTTTCTGAATGAACTTTTTACCCTGTAGTGTAATGGTAGCACAACAGACTTTGACTCTGTTCGTCATGGTTCGAGTCCATGCGGGGTAGCCAAATTAACTATTGACACGCAGATGCAAATATCATATTCCCCCTCCGTGGCTAAACCTATCATAGGCATGGTGCCGCCTGGTGGCTTCCACTTCTACCAAGGCGACGTGCGACTCGAAGCAGATACCCTGGAGAGTTTGTGCAACCGGGTTATGCACCACCGTGCCGAGAATTCTATCCCGCACCACAACACGCGGGAAGACGTTGACGCCTACCTGTGCGGCCAGTGGCCCGAGTTCTGTCACCACGTGGAAGAGGTTCGCGTTTACCTCGGGCCTCCGGAGTTTAACGTCCAGCAACTCCTCGACGATGTCCAGACGTGGGCAAAAAACATTCTTGCGTCACCGCGTCCTCACCCCCTGGTTGGCGACGAGTTAGCCGAGGCCAGGTCTAAGATTTGTGGGCAATGCCCGAACAACGTGAATTGGAGGTCAGGTTGCGGACCTTGCGTTACCGCAACTGATCGCTTGTCAGCGAGCGTAAGACAGGCTAGAGATACCCAATCAACCCCGGTCCTCGGAGGCTGTTTGAAACTTCGTCACGACAACCGTGCCGCTGTGTTTATGCAGCCCGATGACCTCGCAACCTCTACCGACATTCCAGATTTCTGCTGGCTCAACTTATCAAATAAGTAAAATATGGCAAACGTACTAAAGCCCCTCGATCCCCAGATAACCGATACCTTCGCTCCGATTTCCGCCCGCACCAGCGAGCCGAATGACAAGCCGAATATCCTGGATCTTGATGTTGTTACGCCGACGAATTCTACGGTTGACACGGTTGACCCGGACACGCTGCAGGTCCGTCGAATGTTTAAGGACGCTTCCGGTGCTTGGAGTGCCTATCGCCGGCTAAAGCAACAAAATACGGAGCGCAATAAGAAAAATCAGCTCATCCAAAAGAAGCTCAACAACGAGCCACCGTATCAGCCGAAAAAGTTGGAGAGCATGGGTCAGGATTGGCGTAGCAATCGCCCCACGGGATTCCTTTCGACGATGGTCACCCGGATCCAGCCGCCTTTCCGTGCGGTTGTTGAGCAGGCTACCACGCTTACCTACAGCAAGTATCCGATGGATTCTGCGGATTCCGAGCACAAGACCAAGATTTTCCGTGAGGAAATCACCAAGTGTATCCGTGCCTGGAGTGGATTTGACGATCTTGTAGCCCAGACGACCCACGAGAATACCTGTTTTGGTTATTGCGGCTGGGTGTGGGACGATTTGCGCGACTGGAAGCCTGAGTTCCTTCGCCAGGACTACACATTTTTCCCAATTGAGAACCCTCAGGAGACGGGCCAGACACAAATTTTTGGCCGCAAGCGTCGTTATCAGATTGCTGACCTACTCCCGGTGCTTGAAACACCTAAGCTTTCGGCTTCTGCCGGATGGCACATCAACAATCTGGTTAAGGCTATCAACAATGCTATCCCTGCCGGCCGTACACTCGACTCAGACGACGATGCACGTCGTTACGAAGACTGGATCCGTGAGGGAAGCTACGGCGCCAGCTACGAAAATGACGCAAAGTACGTAGAGCTGGGTGAAATTTTTGTCCGTGAACCCCACGGAAAGGTCTCCCGCTATCTTTTCGACGACAAGAGCGGTGATGAAATCTGCACTCAGCTTGATCGATTCAATGGAATGCGTGAGTGCCTGAATTTGTTTGCCCTGGAGGTTGGCAGCGGTTCGTTGATGTCTAGCCGCGGAGCCGGCCGAGACCTCTACAATACTCACGTGGCCATCGATAAGGCTCGAAATCTTGTCATCGACAACGTTTATCTGAACGGGCTGCTATTGCTCAAGAAGGGACCCAACGCGAAAGCTGGTGTTCCACCCCTTACGGTACACCATCCGATTGCCTATGTCTCGGAAGGATATGAAATTCAGCCGACTCAGCTACCCGCGGACGTAGACGATTTCCTGAAACTAGATCAATTTGTCAGCAACCTGGCTGAAATTCAGGTAGGTACCTTTTTGCCAGGCGCTCCGGTCGAAACTCAGGCAAGGAAGACTGCTTCCGAGGTAAATCGTGTGGCGGCTATCGAAAATCAGCTCCGTGAAGGTATTTTGATGAGGTGGAGCCGGCAATTCAGCAAAGGTGTTGAGAGAATGCAGCGTGGAATTTGCCATCCTGAGCATGTCAGGGCAGCCTCAGAGCTAAAAACTCTGCTTGACGCTACCCGGCAACAGCAGGGCAACGCTGTTTGGGCTCGCAGGGAGGTAGTTGACTCGTTCGACCAGAGTTTCATGGAGTTACCTTCGTTTTTAGTCCCGTTTGAGATCCCTCCCCACCTGGATGAGGATGCCGTGGCTAGCTGCCTTGCCATGCTGGAACGAAATCTCCCTCCTGCGGACATTCTTCTGCTTGCTTTCTCGCCTGCGGCCGAATTGCTCCCCGATACGGCAGCCCAGGATGCCCAGATGCTCGATCTTGTGGTCCAGAGGTACTCTGGAAACCCGAATATCAACCAAGACGAGCTGGTCAAGCTCGATATTTCCAAAAAGGTTGGGGAAGAAATTGCCAATGCGATTATTCTCCCCAAAGATCAGGTCGAGGCCCTCGCAATCGAGGCTACGAGACAGCAGATTGTGGAAATGCAGTCGATTATTGCCGGTCAGCAGGTACCTGTTTCACCGAGAGACAACGATATTATCCACCTGCAGACGATGACCCAGAAGATCTTGCCTGTCATCCAGCAAGCACCCCCAGGATCTTTGCCACCAGAAATGGCAGCGCCACTTGCCGCTGCGATGGAGCACTTTATCAACCACATCAACCAGGCCGAGTCAAAGGGTGCCGACAAAAAGCTCATCGCAGATTATCGGAAGGCCGCAATGGATGCTCACAACCATCTTACCGCGGGGCAAAACACCCCTCCCCCGCAAAACTTAATGCCTGCAGCCGCTCCTCCGTCTTCGGCGTCTGGTGGCAGACCGTCATCTCCCACAAAAGCGTCACAAGAAATTGTTGGGAACGCGGCTGGGGCGGAGAATCTTTCGCAAGCGGGACAAGTTTCCCAAATCGCAAACCCCCCAAAACCAGTAACCGCAGCATCATAAAAACCACATACCGTTAATTTATGGAATGGACAAATACGGACTCCGTACACTTACGGAAGTACGACCAAGGAACAGGAAGTAGGCTTCGAGCCTATCTTAGAACACGGGTTCCCCGTCTTACGGGGGACACGATAGAGGCTGTGGCACTTTCGAGCAAAGAAAGGGCCGGGGCAGAATACATTCTTTCGGTAATCGACGAATTGCTGATGGAACAAAAAACACCAACCGACGGATCAGATACGAAATTCGTAACCATGTAATTTATGAACAACCCAGAAAACGAAGACAACATTGTGCCCGAGATGGGCGTAACCGGATACAACAACCCGAGCTTAGATGCCGACCCTGTCAATGACAGCTTTATGGAAGAACTTGACCGGCTCGACGATGCCGCATCTTTAGGATCCAATCCCCAGGAAACTCCCTCCGTAGAAACCCCCGCGGAAGATGAGAATTTTCTCAATGATGGGCTAAATGCTACGACACCCGAACATGTAAATGAACCTGCTACAACACCTGTTGAAACTCTTGTTACCGAAGGGGGTGAAAATACCCCTGCGGATTCAGTATCCCAACCCCTTCAAAGCCAAGAAGAAATTGATCCCGAGATCGCAGCGATTGAGCAGCCGAGAAATCTCAGCGAGTCGAATCAAAGCAATTGGAAAAAACTTCAAGAGACAGCTTCCCGTTACAAAAAAGAAGCAATTGAGGCCGAAGCTCTGAAGCATAGGCTCATTGAGCTTGAGCAGCGCCCGAGCCAGGCTCCTCCCGATTACGAGGAGCTGAAAAAGTTCAAGCAGATCTTTGATCTTAAAAATGACCCCGAGTTCCACAGCAAATACGAGACTCCGATCAAGGGAGCAACGGAAAATATCTATTCCATTCTCAAGAAAAATGGCGCCTCTGAGGAAACGATAGCTTCCATTGAGAAAGTCGGCGGGCCTGATAAGGTTTCCGAGAATTGGTGGAAGGAAAACGTGATTGACAAGCTGCCGCTTACCGACGCTGAAAAGCTAAAGCGTAATCTTGTTGACGTTGTGGATTTGAAGGAGCGTCAAGAGCAGGAAATTATTACTACTGCCCAAAACGCCGAGCAAATCCTCGAGGAGAGGAAGACCGAGAAGATCCGTTGGTATCAAAGCGAGACTGCGGCGATCAACCAAGAGGTGGAAGAGATCACGAAGGAAGCCCCCTGGGCCAGGTACCGTGAAATTCCTCAGAATGCCACGCCCGAGCAAATCAAGGAAATCCAGGCCCACAATACTTCGGTCCAGGATCTTGCTGGCAAGTTCAACCAAGCTCTGTGGCCAAAGGATGCTTCCGAGCGGACTAGGGTTGCTGCTGCCGCGGTGCTGTCTCACAAGTTGACCGAACAGCTACGTTTGGAACAGCAAATGAGGGCAGGTCTCCAAACACAGTTAAAGAAAATTGAGCAGGAGAACAATCAGCTAAAGATGGCCGGTCGCACCCCTAAGGCGTCGGCAAACTCTACGCAATCAAAAATCTCGTCCACCAACGATCGTTGGAAGCTTAACGCTGGTGACGCAATCGACATGGGACTAGATGAGGCTGGAGCCTAAAACTAAATACAAAAAATTAGACCATAATCTAAAACTAAATACAAAAAATTAGACCATAATCTAAAATGAATAGAGACGAATCCAATACGTTAGACCATGTCACTAGCTCGAACCCGTTTGGGGCTCCCGCGGCGCAAATGGTCCGTGGACCCCAGGCTAGGCAATCGTTTGACTCGAGGTGGGACCAAGAAAATCCTAATGCTCCGGTCGTTGCAAAACCGGCCTCTACCCCCCCGTTAACTCCAGAAAATGTCGATTCTGAGCCAAAAATCGATGTTTCACAGCGTTCCACAGACGATTTAGAGCCCAAGCCGACGCCGAAGCTCAAGTCGCTGAAGCCCCCCACGAAAGCCAAAAAAGAGCCGGCCCGGGAGCCAAATCCGATCAGCGAGTCGCGCAGCCCAGAGGGGCTCCCCTCGTACCGTTGTGAGTTCGAGGGACGCGATATTATGGTAGGTTTCCCCTGCTATAAAACAACTAACCCAGTCACGGCTTTCACGCTGCTTGCGATGGCGCTTGACTTCGGCCGAGAGAAGATCCGGTTTGATATGTCAATCGGGGACGCGATGGTTTATCACTCGCGCAATACGATTGCAGCCAAGTTCCTCGAGACTGACGCCAAGTGGCTGCTGATGATGGATGATGACATCATCCCATCAATCGGTCGCCCGGGATGGATGCGGACGTGGGTATCCGCGGCACGGAATCTTCAAGATCTTCCGCTGCAGCGCCACGTATTGCACCGCCTTGTCGGGTCCGGCAAGACTTTGATCGGCGGGGCTTATTTTGGTCGCCAGGAAGGCGGAGCTCTCATGTGCAGTGACCTGTCCCTTACAGCTAGGGCACGGTCCTACGAGGACACTGTTGTACCCGTTGATTGGGTAGCAACCGGATGCCTGTTGGTACATCGCACGGTGTTTGAGGACATTGAAAAAAAGTACCCTGAGTTAGCCCCGAAGACGGCAGACAAACCGTTCGATTACTTCCACCCGATGAGCAGCGGGGAGGGGGAGGACGTGAGCTTCTGCAAGCGTGCTTCGGATTCAGGTCACCAGCCCCACATTGATCTCGGACTTCCGGTGTTCCACGTGGGCTACAAAGTTTACTAAAATGAGAAAAAAAGTTTACTCCTTCTATAAATCGGTATTGTCGGTTGACCAAGACGAGCAGTTTGCTCAGGCCCACCTCTGGAAAGCTAGCTGGGAGCGGGCTGGGTGGGATTGCGTAATGCTTAACCAAACTCACCTGGGGTCGCCGGCTTTGCCTGCGATAATGCACAAAATAGCTGCCTTCCCCTACAAAGATCAGTTCCGATTCCTCCGGTGGTCTGGTCTTTGGAATGCTGGCGGAGGGTGGATGACCGATTACGACGTAGCCAACCTTGGGTTTACCCCTGAAATGGCCGAGGAGATCGAGAAATCTGTTGACCTCGCTGTCAATACTGGAGGCCCTTCGTGGATTACCTACGCCACCCAGGAAGCTTGTCAGGAAGCTCTAAAAACGTTTCTTGAAAAACCTCTTGTAGCCAAGAAAGATCCGGAAAAGATTTTTTCCGAAGCAAAAATCCTGGGGGTTAAAAAAGACCCGTTCAAAAAGAGGGAAAATCTCGTACACGTTACCGGCGACGACAAATCAGGCAAGATGCGCGAGATCCTTGTTAACCATTTCGAGCCAAAGAAAGAAATTCAACCTATCCGTAAATGAAAATTGTTCATACGGGCCATATTGGAGACATCATCGCTTTTCTTCCGCTGTATAAAGCAGCCGGTGGTACTAAGCTGTACATCCGTGATGATTCTGGGCAGATTCCGATGAGCGGTTTCAAATACGACACGATAGAGCCATTGCTCAAGCACCTCGGGATTGACGTTGAGTTCAACCCATCCCCACAGGTGGTTGACATTGACATGATCCACTGGAGAGGTTCATACAAGCACAACATTTCTTTGACTGACGCCCAAGCTAGAAGCATGAGACTTGTGGATCCTAACGTGGGGCATTTTGAGATTTCCGGGCCTTGGATTGAAGTAGAACCAGATCCGTTAACAAAAGGCCGCGTTATTTTTAACAGAACCCCGCGGTATCGTAACCCAAAGTTTCCGTGGCATTATGTTGCTAAACACTTTGGCGATAAGGCTTTATTTGTAGGTACTGATGAGGAATACGCGTTGTATCAACGCGAAGTAGGAGTTCCCATCGAGCGCTATGAAACTGCCGACTGTTTGGCTGTTGCCCGGGCCATAAAGGGATCCGATTTTTTTGTCGGTAACCAGTCTAGCTCTTTTTGGATTGCCGCAGCAATGTTTCACCCATTGCTTCAGGAGACTGACGCCGGATGCCCTAACAGCATAATACCTTTTTCACGGGCAACCTATTATCTTGACGGGAAGATCGATTTCTCCAATTTGTGAAAACTCTTTTGTTCTGCACTGCGTATGCCAGTGACTCAGATACGTGGGAGGGAAGGTATTACCCGTGGTATGAGCACTACAAAAGCTGTGGTGTGAACTATGATCGACTTTTAGTAATTGATGACGGAAGCCAGACTTCACCTACTTTTTTGACTACCGAGGAACACGTAAAGCTTACCCCAAGGCTTGGTCGTAATGGGATACATAATTATCCTGGGTGGTACAGAAGCTTTGCCCATGCCATCAACTTTGCTAACGGTAACGGGTTCGATAAAATCGTCCATTGCGAGTCGGATTCTTTCCTTCTGTCGGACAAAGTTATACGATTTGTGAATGGACTTAGCTCAGGGTGGAGCACTTTTTGGTGCCCACGACACAGCCTTCCGGAATCCGCTATTCAAGTAATTTGCCAAGACAATCTTTTAGCCGCCGTAGAATTTTTCTCCCAATTGTACGGGGTGTATGTCCACCAGTGTTTGGATGAAATTTTACCCTATACGGAGATCCACAAAACTTTTATAGGGGACCGATATGGCGAAACCAACGATCCTATCCCTAAAAACGCAGATTTTTCCTGTCAGACTTCGCTTTCTATGCTACATAAATGGCGTTATGAAAACACCATCGTTTAAAAATTTCAAAGTACGAATCCGAGGAAAATGGTGGAAAGTTCTTTTAAAGGCTCCGCCTAACGCCAAGGACGCGATTGGCCTCTGCGACTTTGACTCCAGGACAATTTACATCCGCCCTAAGGCTGAGATGCCGGCAACTATCATCCATGAATGTATCCATGCGGCAATTCCCGACGTGGACGAGCATGCTGTCGAGGCAGCCGAACTTGCGATCATGGAGTGCATGAAAAAGTGCAACTGTTTGGTCGAAGAAAAAATTTCTGAAAAAACTATTGACAAGTAAGACGTCGTATCCTAAAAAACGTACAAGCACGGTGCGTTCCCTCCGTATGGGAATGACTCTGGTGGGGGTCACAAGATCCACCGAACAGGCCGCAAACAGAAACTCTCAGCGTGCCGGAGAGTGACACGAAACCAAACTTCGCATCGTAGCCGCACGCGGCTGCCGTGCAACCTTGGGGTTGTCACTCTAACCAAACAAAAGAGTGGGGATCCCGGGAAACAAACTCCACCAATATGGCAACAGCCAATGTCAGTCTGGCCGCGGTCCAGAATTTCGCGTCGAAAGACGTAAACCGCATCGTGGGCCAAATCGCCCGCGTTCTCGCTCGCAAGAGCCCCTACATCAACTCGATTGATGGCGGTACCGTCCCCAACTCTTCGGACGTCGTTCGTTCGGTCGTTGAGGAAATCGCCTATACCCCTAACAGCATCGCTGCTCCTGTCTTCGTCAATGACGCCGACCTGAGCTTCGGTTCCTACAGCGCCGTTGCTAACGCTAGCACCAGCACCTGGGGTAGCACGATCGCCCAGAGCACTCAGTTCCCCTCCAACAGCACGATCACTCCTGATTCTGTTGGTACGACCGAGTATCTCTATCAGCTCCAGACCCTCCGTGGTGCTGGTCCCCGCGTCAACGTCAAGACTGCTCGTGCCGCCTTCAAGGGCAGCTACCTGCAGGCCCAGGTTGCTCTCGAGAAGACGATCCTCCAGATCATCAACGCCGACATCCGCTACCAGCTCCTGGTGCAGTCCGGCATCAAGTACGTCTGCAACAGCACACAGCCCTTCACGAGCAATCTGACCGGCGACATGCAGCAGATCAACACCAAGTTCGCGGTTGTCCAGCCCAACTCCCCGATGAACTTCAAGACGCTGTACAAGATCGGTACCTTCCTCCGCGAGGAGATGCTTGCCGAGCCTTTCGCCAGCAAGGACGGCGAGTTCTTCCAGGTTCTCGCTTCGGCCGACCAGATCGAAGTCTTCCGCAATGACGCCGACGTCAAGGAAGATCTCCTCTATCTAACCGCTGGTTCGTTCAAGCTCGGTGAGGAGTCGATCTCCGGTTACCAGTTCATGGGCTACCGTGGGTTCGCCTTCGGTATCGACCAGCAGCCTATCCGCACTGCCGCTGTAAACGGCGATGGCACGATCACCCCGATCGAGCCTGTCGTTAAAGCCACGGTGACCAACGGATTTGGTCAACGCCGTAACCCCAACTGGGTCTCCAACGTCAGCGCTCCTTACGAGGTTCTCTTCATCATGGCTGGTGAGAGCTTCAAGCGCCTCGTTCCCGAGTCCTACGTTGGTGAAGGCACCTTCCGCTTCGCCCCGCAACTTGCGATGGGTGAGCTGGAGTGGACCTACTACCGCGACAACTACGAGAATCAGTTCGGTGACTACGGGCAGCACATCTATCAGATCTCCCGTGCGTTCCAGCCGATTCGTCCTCAGAACGTCTGCGCGGTGCTCTACAAGCGCTGCCCGTTTGATGGTCAGGCCCTCGCCTGCGCCACCAGCACGACTGGTCTGTAATAGGTAGGTAGTTATCGGTGGCAATCGCAAGATAAAACTTGCGGTTGCCACCTCAACTGCTAACAATTACTTAACGATGACTCCTCAAGAATACCGACTTACCGCTCAACTTGCTTCAGGTTCTGCAACTTGGCGCAACTATGTTACAAATCTTCTCGGAAATCCGCAGATT